GGCTGTAATCCTCATCCCACTCTATCTTGGAACGCAGGCCTTCCACCAGCTTGGGTATGTCGTAGTCATCTGTGCCCATACGGAAGAAGTAGTCTTCGCCACCTTTGAACTTCCAGTACTGTGGGCACTCACCAACTCCGTCCCAATCATGGGCGCCGTAGTTTTCCATGAATTGCGTGTTGATCAACAGTTTCATATCAGCTCCTTATTGTCTATACCCATAGTATAACATCAAGAATCCAAAGTGTCAACCAATCTGTAAAAGACCCTACTTGCGTCTGGGTTTCAGCAGAGCCTGCGCTTCTTTGCGCAGTTGCCCAGCTTCCTTGTACCTGCGGTCTGCCTTCTCCTTGAGGTCAGCTGATCGGGCCTGGGATAGCTTGCCACCACCAAACTCTCTTTCCACATAGTAGGCTATCAGCCTAGCCTTGATCATACTGGGGAGGTCCATGCCAAAGTCTTCAGGGCATACGAACTGCACAGGGCAGGTGCCCCAACCGCCGTACTCTAGGAACTCCGCGTAGTAGCGCCTATGATCCTTGTTGTAGGGATCAAAGGCCACCAAGGGCCTAGCAAAGAAGGCCAGCTTGCTCATCAGCTGTTGATAGTTGCGTATGGGCTAGCGTCTTCGGCTTCTACACCAACTTCCTGCAACCAGCCCAAGACCTGCTCGATGGGGCACTCCAACATGATAGCAATCATCTTAGGTGAATGCCCTTCGATGTACAGTTGTTCGATGTCGTATGCGAGATCACTCATTGCGCTCATTTAGCTGCCTCTTTCATTACCTGTTGAACTTGATTAACGCCCTTGTCTGCCACGCTGGCCACCCCTGTGATGCCCACAGTTGCCACGAAGATCCCAAGGAAGAATGCCACAAGATGACTCATCATGATTACTCCTGATCAAAGTTAGTTTTAGGGTTGTTGCGAGTTTTAAAACGATACCAAAGCATCTGGGGAATGCCCATACGCCATGCCCATAGCGCATCCATCACTATGAGTCCTGCTACGAATGCTACGATTAGTTCTACCATCTCACCGCTCCTTCTTTGTTAATATGTCTATATTATAACACCAATCTGCCTAGATGTCAACCGGTATCTTACACGCACACGTAAGCAGCGGGGCCTAGTGGAGTGTGGCTAAAACGCCACACCCCCTGGCACTTCAAGGTGGGCGCAGAATTGGCTCGCGACTGATTCATCTGCTTTAAGACTGTAGCCTAGGACTGCCAGCAGTCACCCGTAGAACATTAAGCCGTCTCGGTCTCCGTTTCATAGATCACTGTCTGTCCAAACGGTGCGTTGGCCTGTGTGTTACCTTTGACAATGAATATGGTATCGCAGTAGTCCTCGTTGCCCCAACCGCCACATGGGTAGCCGTCTGTGAACATAATGAACTTCTTGGGTTGGATACCATTCTCTTCCATAAAGGTCCAGTTGACTTCAAAGTCTGTGCCACCGCCACCTTGAGGCTCATACTCCTCAAGCTCGTGACTCTCATCGTGTGTGATGGTCTTCCAGTTGTAGATGTCTGTGTCAAAGCACCACAGGTTGATGCGGTAGTCTTCGTACTGGTCCATAATGCCTTTGATCTCGCTGAGGAATGCAGTTGCATCTTCTTCACCAATGGAGCCTGACATATCAATGGAGATAGCCACGTCAATGGTAGTTGCTTCTTTCATACCTGGCAGGATCGCACCTGAGTGCATTGACTTACGGTTTACTCGCTGGAAGGAGTAGTCGTTGCGAACAATGCTTTGGATCTCTTGTTGCACCAACTGGCGCCAATCAATCTTAGGCTCAGTCATAGACTTGATCATACGCATAATGCCTGCAGGAGTCTTGCCTGCACCAGCGGCCGCGGCACTTTGGATCATTGCTTCTTTGATCTCTTGACGCAGGGCTTCGGCTTCTTCTTTGCTAAGGCTGGGCTTGCCCTTGCCGTCTTTGGTCTTGTCACCACCCGAGCCTACGCCTTCTTCTTCTTTGATGTGCTCGTCCAAGAGTTCACCCAATTGCTTGAGCAATTGATCCATAGGGATCTTCTCTGCCTTCTCCCAAAGCTCATCGTAGATCTCTTCCCAGGCCATGCCGCGATACTTTGGATCATAGCAGATCTTCACCTCAGTGATCTTCTCGCCAATGCGTTCGTCTACAAGGATCTGGTTGACAGCGTAGTCTTGTGCGATGTTTGCCAGCTGACGATCTCTGCTACCGCAACGACTAAAGTGATCGAATATGGCATGACAGATTTCGTGTGCAAAGAGGAACTCCAGTTTCTTAACGGAGAGCTTCTTAACGAACTCTGTGTTATACATGAAGTTGCGACCGTCTGTGGCCGCTGTGGGGCACCAGTCATCGCTTTCAATAAGGCGCATACGAGTGGCCATATTGCCAAAGAAAGGCGCTTTGAGTAGTAGGCCTACTCGGGCAGTTGTAAGTTTTTCTACGATTGGATCCATGTGTCGCTCTCCTTAGTATGTGTATATTATAGCATCGTTTTACACATCTGTCAACCAAAAAAGGGTGGGCGGACAAGCTCTGAGAAGCTCTCCGCCCTTGCTATGGTCGAGGTCTTAATTCTCCATAGCACTCAAAACATACTTGCCAAAACGCTTGTGGAACTCGTCGAAGCTCTTCATCTTCGTTGCGTCCAGGGGCAAGTCGTAGTTGGTAAGTGCAGTCTTAGCACCCATCACAACCAGCTCAGTTGGGAAATTGTCCATCATATAACGGAAGAAGCAGTCTGCCATAGCATCCCAACCCTTGGCCTTCTTCTCTGCCTGATCCTTCAACTCATAGCACAGGCTAACAGTCAAAGAATACATCGCTGACACTTCTTTGATCTGCAAGTCCTTGACCTTACCGCTGAGGATGTCCTCTGCCTTAGGCAAGCGTCCTGCAATCTTACGGTGAGCCATAAACTTGGTAGCCAAGCCATCGCCCACGGCACCCGCAATCAATGTTGCCAATGTGTCGTTGTCGCAGTCGTCGTCTTGCAGGAGATCGCTAACGAACACCCAAGAGCGTGGAGTTGCAAATGCCTTTGAAGGGCTCTTAGGATCAAAGTCATAGAGGTCTTGCTTGGCAAAGCCTACATAACCTACGACCTCAGGATGCACCTTGTTCAGCGTAGCCCAGTCTTGGAAGTCATCAAAGTCTACCTTCATCTCCAAGTGGACGAAGCGGTTAGCCAACGGAGCAGGCATACGATATGTCACGCCACGATCGCCTTCACGGTTACCTGCGGCAACCACGTCAACACCCTTGGGCAATTCGTAGGTACCAACACGACGGTTCAAGATCAGCTGATAGGCCGCGGCCTGTACCGCAGGGGGTGCGGAGTTCAACTCATCCAAGAAGATGATTGCAGTAGACTCTGGGTCTGTAGGCAATTCTGCTGGAGGTGCCCAAACCATCTTGCCCTGGTCTGCGTTGTAATAAGGGATGCCCTTGATGTCTGTGGGTTCCCACAGGGCCAAGCGAACGTCAATGACCTCGCGGCCTGCTTGCTCGCCAATCTGCTTGACAACATCACTCTTGCCAATTCCTGGAGGGCCCCAAAGGAATGTAGGACGACGAGTTTGAATCGCCTTGCGGATCGCCTTCATAGCACCCTTGGGCCCTACTTGACGAACGGAAATATCTGTGCTTTTTGCCATTTTAAGACCTCTTTAAGTTACCGGTTAAACAATTACTTTCTCAGTATCATAAGTATAACACCAAATCGCTTTGCTGTCAACCACTTATCTTCACATAGTTCAGCTGTGTTGTTTTATTGCCACGCTGAACTTTGATCTTGCCCTTGATCCTCAGCTCCCCTGTTAGCTCCTTGCCGAACCAGAAGTCCACGAAGCTCTCACCCATACGGGCCGTGATCTTGTGTTTGTTGTAGTCAGGGTTGAAGCGAGCGCTGATCACGGTGATGTCACCCACAACAGTATCCCCCACGGCTCCCTGCAGCTGTTCTGAGGTGTAGATCTCGCGTCGGAGTTCGCTGTTAGCAGCATCACGCACAGCCACTGAAGGCAAGCATGAGATCACAGCAAAGTCGTAGATATCACGCCCTGTGAACTCTTCTTTGGCGGCCAGCTTCATTGCAGTCTCTTGGAACTCATTGAGTCGGCCTGCGATAGCCAGGAATGTGTATGATTTGAAATGGTTACGAGCTGTTCCCCCCGCAGTGATGTCTGCAGCAGTGACCAGGGAGTAGTCACCCCGAGCCAGCCAGTTCTTGACCAAGCTCTTATTGGCAGTCTTGATCTTGACGCCAGCCTCAGCTGTATCCCATTGGTCTTCTTTGAAATACCCCTCGTTGATACGCTGCGCAGCAGCAGCACAACCCCAGACTTGATCAGCAGTGAATATCATTGTCGCTCCTTGCTTGTTCATGTGTGTATTATAACACTATGTATCCAATCTGTCAACCACTTTTGGAGAGTGCCGGTCAAAGAAAAAGGCTGTTGTATTTCTACAACAGCCCCAAAAGACGCCCCGGGAGCGAATCGGCTTGTCTTTGTGGAAACTCTATTACAGAGTGATGCCCATTGCTTTGGCCTTGTAGCCTAGAGCAACGATTTCGCGGCTTGGTTGACCCATCACGTATTCTGTGACTGTGACACCGTTGCCTGCCTTGCGGGTGTTGCTGTAAACAGCATAACCGTTCTGCTTGATGCGGCTAACTTCTGCGCTCAAGTTGCCAACGCCCAAGTCATGCTTGGCTTTGGATGCTGTCAATGCTGCACCATTGTAGAGTGCGTTGAAGACTTTGAAAGTCTTGGTTTCTGGATTGAATCTCTTCATTTTTAAGTTTCCTTTGTTGTGGCTGTGTCCTCACAGCGTTTTATTAGTATAGCAGACGCTGCTCAGCAATGCAACCTCAATCCTTCCGTTTTACAGAAACATTTGCTCGAAAGAACGTGCCCATGATCACCACAGCAGCCCAAGTCCAAAACGTGAACTCAATGGCTAGCACAGGGAACAGTGTGTTCAGACTCCAAATGACCAACCAGGGGCCGATGGCCATGATCACCACAACCACTGCTATGGCTAGGACCAATTTTAACATAGTATCAAACATTATCAATCTCCTCGATTTCTTGTAGCCGTTTCAAATCAGCTAGTTCTGTATCAATCAACTTCTCCATCTTCCGGGCACCCGTGTTGCTGGATCCCTTCTTGTACATCTGATGGTAGTGCTCTGCACAGTAACTCTTGCCTGCTATGCTCTTCTGCCCGCACATCTTGAAAGGCCATTTGATCTGCTCTGACCCGATGTACTGGCACTCTTTGGCTGAGCCCAATCCTGTATCTATCATGCCATACCCTTCATAACAGTTACACGAGCCATATTCTGCCAGTTAGCAGGGAAGCTCTTCTTCAAGTCTGCACACTTCAAAACAGTACGCAGGCTCAGCTCTCGCATATGGCTACGGTTCTCAAGGATGAAGTTAACGATCTCATCTTTAGCCGTTTCCTCAAGCTCGTATGAATCCAACATACCGTCTTTGACGATCTGCTTGATACGCAGAACCTTCTCACGGTCTGTGTCCATACGCAAGTCAATGAAGTGACAGCGTGACTCTAAGGCCGCCAAGTGCTCCTGCAGTTTCTTAGAGCGAACATTCTCAAACTTCAAGTTGGTGATAAAGATAGCACCACCCTTGAAATCAAACTTGTCTGGCACTCCTTCGGAACGCAGGACTCTAGAGTCTGTGTTCCAAGAAATAGTGCGCTTCTTGCTTGTGTCCAAAGCCGCTTTGAGAATGTTGAGTGCAACGTCATCCAAAAGAATGCTGTCACAGTCATCGAACACAATGATGTTCTTGGGATCACTGTATTTGTAGAGCTTGCTATACAAGCCAATGGCTGACATAGCACCCTTGACAATCTCATACTTGGGTTTACGCTGACCCATGAGATCAAACAGATCATCTTTGGCAAGTACTTCTTCAACACCAAAGCTCTTGCCCACACCTGGAGGGCCTGTGACAATCATTGCACGAACGTCACCAGTCTTGACTGCTTTGGTCATGTCCTTGAGGATCTCAAAGCGCAATCTAGTACGCTCGATGATCTGCTCATCAGTTTCGTCTGCAACAGCAGAGTCTGGCACTTTGACCTGTGTGAAGTCTGTGACTGTGGCATCGTTCTTGCCAGCCTTGGTGGGTTTGGCAAGGGCCTGCAACATAGTAACCCCTGCTGGAGCCCCTGCAATTGCTTGAACATCACTTTGGTTGCATCGTACCTTACAGGTCTCACCACCACCCTTGATGTTGTAGCCTGAGCGGGCCTTGATGTAGCCTTCCCAACCATTGCTGGCTTCGGTGACAAAGTCCCCTACCATATCCAGTTCAATGCCTGGGTAGATCTGGTTGCTTTTGGCACCGTACTGACCTTGTGCTAGTGTAATACGCATAGTTTTCGCTCCTGTGTGTGTTGTTAACATAGTGTCTATTATATGCTCAAATATGAGTCTTGTCAACCCCTATTTGAATAACACTTCCGCTATCTGGGTTTCTGTGAGTTCTGCAGTCAACCCCTCAATGTCTTTGGCAGCAAGAGCTTCTGCTAGAGGAACCAATCCGTTCACCACCAAGCCCTTGGCGGCATAGACACAGCCCGCGTACCACACACCATCACGCATGATATAGTAGTACTCGCCCCCGCAGTTGTGGACCTGCTCAAGGAACTCTTCAAAGTTGTGCGCAACCTGCCAGCTGACGTCAGTTTCACCGCGTTCGCTGTAGAAGTTCATGACGTCGGGGGTCTTCTGAACTCCACTGTTGTCTCCACGTGCTACCAGCTGGTTGGCTGTTGCTGAATCATAGTTCTCCAGCAACAGCTTGCCTGTGTATTCTAGATAGCCATCGTAGTGGCAATAGACGCTCTTGCAGACTGTGCCGTGCATTACGCCTACTCTTGATCGTGTACCCATAAGTTTCGCTCCTTATTTGTTTGTGTAAGTGTGTATTATAACACAGGCCGGAGCCTGTGTCAACCACTCGTTAAATACCCTGGAAGGTAGCCAGGGCTTGTTGTGCGTCTGTGTCCAGCATACAGGCATCCATTGCTCGTTGCTTCTCACGTGCTACAGTTGCACGGTAGGCTTCCAGCTCTGCTTGCTTTGCTTCCATTGCAGGCCAAACAACATCTGAAGGGTTCAAGTAGGGACCAGTGTAGTCCCGCTTTTCTTCTTTCAGTGTAATCTCGCCGGATGCAATGCCCTCAAACACCATACCCCACGTGGGTTGTTCAGGACGGCCTGTAGCGCCAAACAGGGCTACTGCCTTGGCCTGTACCTTTTCACGTGCAATCTCGTTAAGACGCTGGATAAAATACTCGCGTTGTGCTTGTTCCATTTTTCGCTCCTTCTGTGTGTGTAAGTGTATATTATAGCACCAAACTGCAGGGCTGTCAACCCCTGTTTAATCGCCCCTGCAGTCTGTGTTCAGCTCTGGGCGCAGTGTACGCCGTAGTTCTACTTCCCGCTTGTGTGCAGCCGCTTTGCCACGCAGGGTCTCATGAACTAGTACTTCTATCTCGCTTTTGTTGTTAAGAGTCCGCAGTGCTTGGCAAAGCAGCCAGTCCTTGTTCTCCCGCTTGGCACGATAGAAGTGCTTGGCCGCACGTGCCAGCACTGACTTATTAATAGTTGTCTCTGTTTTGGCAGTGACACCTATGTAGCTAGCACCGTTGACACGCAACTCATAGATGATATGAGTGCGGTCTACTCGCTTTTTACGGATGGGCTTTTCTAAGTTCATGTGTATATTATAGCACCAAATGTCCAATCTGTCAACCGAATCCTAAAGCCCTTACGGGCCTTAGGGTCATGCGTTCTGCATGTACGTATTAATAAACAGTTCCCCCACATCGCAGCTTACGTAGTTGTCTCCCTGCATGCCCTGCTCGCTGTAGCTGACATCGCTGCTATCAAAGCCCTTAGCTGTAAGCAGCTCTTTAAGCTCTGTCATAAACTGTGCATCTGTGTAGATGAGACCGTGTTTAGCTGTGTCCCAGCTTGCTGCTGTAAAACGCACCCGCAGCTCGCCGAAGTCCAGCTCATCGTTTATATACGACAATTGCAGCCCTGTGACCTCTACTGCCTTAGCAGTGCTGCTCCAGTAGCCCTTGCCGTTTGTGTTTAGTGTTGCTGAGATCTTGTACATGCTTCGCTCCTTGTTAAAAACGTATTATAGCACACACTCGCCAAAATGTCAAGTGTGCTGCACAATGACCCTTAGGCTGTGTGGGTCTCTACAAATTGCATGAGCTCCTCGTAGGTGCTCTCGTACGCACACGCGATCTCGTCGTCGATCTCGTCTGTCTCTAAGTTGTCTCCCACGTACTTAACGGCCTCTACAAGTGTAAAGCCCGTGTCTCTGCAATAGTTTGCAAATACTACTAAATGATGTCTTGACATGTGTTTCCTTGTTAAAAACGTATTATAGCACAGTTAGCCCAAAATGTCAAGCAGTTGTTGTTCTGCTGCAACAAGGTCTACTAGCTTGTCGCTGTATACGTTGTCCTCGTCCTCGTCTGTGCTAACGTACACCTCTGCGTCTGCGATGTTGTTGCGCACAATTTCCAACAGGAAACTTGCTGTTTGTTTAGTTAACATTCTGAGCTCCTTGTTAAAAATGTATTATAGCAGCTTTTCAGCACAGTGTCAACCAAATGGGAAAAGACCCTAGGGGTTCCTGGGTTTCTCTGCTCTCAGCACTCTCTGCCCCACCCGCGCATGCTGCATGCTACATGGTGATCCACCTGAAAGCTGCGTAGACGAAGACAGCTGCGCACAGCCAGACCCCCACACGCTGCATGGGCCACAGTGCTGCGTACCAACGTTTGAATGGATCCCACGGGTCCATGGGGTTAGGATGCTTGTACACTGTGATCTCCCTGTGCTGCTGCATGCTGCTGCGTTGATGGCCAGCCCTACTGGATTCGAACCAGTGGCCTACAGCTTAGAAGGCTGTTGCTCTATCCATCTGAGCTAAGGGCTGCTGCTGTTACACTGTAGTGGTGGGCCCCCCGTGAGTCGAACACGGCACCAATGGATTATGAGTCCACTGCTCTAACCAACATGAGCTAGAGGCCCGAAACTTGTTACTTGTTCTTGTATCCCTGAAGTGCATTCAGCTCTGCTGCTTCGTTCTCAGCTGTGGCACGAACTCCTGTAGCTACGAAACGATGCAGATCCTCCATGCGTTCCTGGAACACCTCGGGCGCTGCTTCAGCTGCACGGTTCATGTCATAGTCTGTGGGATAGTGTCGCAGACAGCTTCGAGCACGGTCTTTGATAGCTTTGGGGACACGGGGAGTTGAGAGAATCTCTTTTAGAAATTTCTCAGTTTGTATCACTGCACGGTATCTCTCATCTGGTAATGTCAATTCTCGGCTCCTAGATAACGCTCTTTTCTTAAGCATGTGTATATTATACGATCATTCCTGCAGATTGTCAATGGTTTTTGGAAGAATCATTTGATACAGCAGCGGGGCCTATGTCAACTTAGCACTAGATCAAGGCGTTATTATAGTATGAACAGACAATTCAGACTCAGTGTGTTAGAATCGTGGCAGCATTGCCACTGTGTAGATATGGTAGCACGTAGACTCAGAGCCGATCCTCACACTGTATATGACATCTTACACACATACTACAAGCTGGTATAAGCTAGTACACAGCTATGTAGCACTATAACCCCTGCAGCGGGGCCACTGTATAAGCACTGGTATCCAGTCTAGAACGCTGATCCAATGGTGAAAACACGTCAAATTAGACTGATCCCACGGTAGAATCTATAGTATATACGATCGCGAGGTCGGTGGAAGGAGAGGCTATGCTCAAATGGTCACACAATTCCACACTTTATTGCACTTTGTCACACTTTTTCCTATGATCTCGAGTCCCACGGCCAGCGTAGCGGCCTCTATACGCATTGCGAGGGTCAGTAAATCACACTTACTGAGCATTTATGCGTGTAAACGCATATGTAGTCACACTGTGTGATCCATCGCAGCGGGGCCTGTGCGTACTATGTTATTACTAGACCCAATGTTTATGGGCTTCAGCACTCAGTAAAAACTACGCTGCCAACTACTCTTAATAGTTCTCTAGCGGCCCGCATGCCATTAGACTACAGTCATTACTATACCTATAACTAGACCCACTGCAAAACATACTGCACATATAGCTACTAGAGCGATCACATAGTTGACATCATCCATTACTACACGAGTCAACCATTGTGGATATGTTATTGATAGATCCTGCCATTCTAGGATCAGTCTTGTGTATATCAAGTTCATAGTGTATTTAAATACATTCATGCCACGACTATATGCATTCGAACAAACGGTTCAGACTCCAATGCGCTGTTACGGTATACTTAACAGTGATCTAGATCATGGCGGACATCATGCTTGGTCTTGGGCACAGACTCACAAGCTAGTCACAGAAGCTCACCTAAATCGTTGCAGATATTGGTTGCCCACTGATTCAGCACTAGAGTCTGAGTTCCTCCTACGTTATACAAGTATCATACATCGTGTACCAGAAGAGGACTATGTGTAAAAAATCTCTGCAAAATATCTCGCGCTGCTGCTTCGCAGCCAGTTAATCATGTATCATCTCACACAATTGAACTTTTACATCACAGATCGTTGTGATCTAGCCTGTGATCACTGCATCACATTCAATAACTTTGCATGGGGACAACACAGGAATCCCAGTGATGATCTCAGTGAGTTGCGAGCCTGGGCTGACGTATTGGCTGTGGATGAGATCTGTGTGCTGGGTGGAGAAGCCACACTCAACCCTTGGTTATCAACATGGGTTGACGTGATCACTGAGCTGTGGCCGCAGAGTCGTAGACGTATTACCACCAACGGGCGACATTTGGATCGCTGTGAAGCTGCATGGTTTGAACAGGGTTGGGATCTGGAAGTGGCCGCACACAGCCTAGAGGACTTTGCACGGGCTCGTGCCTGGGCTCTAGCCACTTGGCCACAGTGTGTGATCACTGAGGGTCATTTGAGCATCACAGGAGATCTCACTGTGCTCACTGTGCGTGTGCAGCAGCGTGTGGTCATGGAAATCACTCTCAGCATTCGTTTCATGCCCTGGCCCTGGCGTGAGTCTGCAGCCACTCTTAAATGGGATCAACTGCGAGATCCTGAGATTCAACGCAGCCACTGTGAAGTTGCAGATTGCAGCTACATGGTGGGCGCACGCCTGTATCGCTGCCCCATACAGGCTGTGCTGCCTAGAATCAGCCACACTGTGCAGCAGCCCTGGCACAAGTTGGCAGCTGAAGATCTTGGTGTTGCTGTGCATGAAGATGTTGCGGCATGGTTTGATCAGCTGCCACATGCACAGAGTCAATGCAGTCTCTGTGCCTGGAAGGATCATGACTCTGTGACTGTCACGCAGACACGCAAGTTTCCCATACGGGTTGTGGAGCATCGAGGAATAAATAATTGATGCGAATATTCTTGGTTTCAATCACATTCATGCTGGCTTCTTGTGCCAACATACAGAGCTGGGTGCCTTCGTTCTGGGATCCCAATCAAAGTGCGAGAATCGTGGATGTTAGACTAGGTGTTGATCGTCTGGATTGCAGTAAACCTCAACTCACACAGATTGGTGTGATACGTGATGATCTACGTTGGTTTGAGCTCTACAGCACCAGCAAGGGAGTCATGCAAAAGGATGTGCTGAGATTGATCGCACCCATGCAGGCCACTGTGGAAGACATGTATACACGCAACACCACGGGCTCTGCCAGTGCCACATACTGTGAGCTCAAGAAACAGATCATGCAACAACAGGCTGAACGCATAGCTTCAGCCGTACTAGGGAGATGGTAATGGAACAACGTTTGGATTGGTTATTGAGCTGTGGTCGTCCATGGGCAGAGCACAGAGCTAGAACAGCCCTGTCAATGATCGCAGCACATGACGCTGGAGAAATCTCACTCAGTGAGTTCCAAGAACTCATGCAGGATCTGGCTCGCAGCGACACACTGAATGCAGAAGCAGATGACGCAGACATCAAGAATCTACTGGTCAGTTGTATAATGATTGGAGCCAAACTAGCATGAAAATAAGTGAAATCGTCACAGAAAACATATTCACCTGTGACTACAGATTGGTCATGGACGCAGTGGCCAGTCTATATCAAGAACACTATGACGTGGACATATGGTCTAACGCAGAAGCACACGATGCTGCTGCCCAGGTCTTAATGAAAGAACATCCTAGCTCAGAAGAGCTGGAGTTTATCATAGACACACAACAACTGCCAGAACGTTTCCAAGAGCTGAACTTTCCCCTCAACGATGACATCTTGGGTATCAGCACCCAGGACACAGGATTCACAGAAGCTGTGCAAGGACCCGAAGGTGCAGAACAACGCATGCTGGATCGCATGGGCAAACGCTTTGGATTACCCCCAGGCAGCACAGCTGATCAAGTACAGGCAGCACAA